CTTCTACAGCAACTTCTTCTACTGTTTCCGTGCTTACGGTATCTTCAAGTTCGTCAGCTAAACTTTGTAAAAGTGTTAGTTTTTCTTCTTCACTTAACATGTTTACTGCGTCCATGACATCACCGAAATCGCGTTGATTCATAGTTGTGTCCTCGTTCTTTGATGTTTCATAAGTTCTACCAATTCCTGCTTTGATGTAATCAGCAGGGGTAGTAACCACGCTGATTTCGTACAATGTCCAAGAAGTTGCGACATATTGTGCTATACCGTCAATGGCATCTGCTTCACGAATTTCATTGATTTCATATCCAATAGAAATACTCTTGAGAATACCATCTAAAATGTCTGCTGATATTTGACGAGACAATTCACTATTCTTACTTAAACGAACAACCGCACGAAGTTGTCCATTCGTTATCCATACCTTTTCTACAATACCAATATATTCATCATTCTTATGGTTGTATAACAAAGGTACCGCCCCTGCTGCAACTCGTGTGTAATCCACAGCAGATTCTGTATGTATTAATGTTTCATATCCAAATTGACGAAGATATGGAATATCACTACTTGCAGCAATTTCAATTACTAACCCATTTTCTGTTTGAACTGGATTAGCAATTTCTAATGTTCGCGTTGACCGCGTATTAATAATGTTTTTAATTTCCATAGTCTATAAATAGTTGGTAGAATATCAAAAGATTATTTAGTTCGTTTCGAGTTGCGCCGCGTCTTCGGCTCCACCTGCGGCGAGTTGCTCGGCTTCGTTTGGCGTGTTGAGAGTTCCGGAAGCGACTTGGTTTGCTGTATCAACTGCTTTTGGATCTCCAAGGGCAATGTTGACTCCGTATTTCGCAATCTCAGCTTCTTCTGCAGCCAACTGCTTGATGTTTTCAAAGAAGTCACCACCGATTTCAGCACAAATTTGAGTCCTTGTATATAATCCATTATTAATTCCCTCGATATATGCCTTCATATCTTTTGATGGATCAATCGTGGAATGTCGTGTTCCACGGAAGGTTACCTCAAAATAATCATCAGCATTCATGGTTGGTAGTTTGATTACACCGTATAGAAGTGTCGATTCAATCCACTTCTTATACACTTTCATATGAAAACATTTAATAAGCCATCTTTGAATTTGCTGGAAATGTTCGCGTTCAACTAATGAACTAAAACGAATATTTGCACTGTTTCCCGATTGTGGATCTGCTGTTAGAGTTGCATATGAAATAAACAATCCTGATGCAATACTTTGTAAATACTGATTCGTTGTTTCTTTGAACTGTTGTGTTGGGAAACTCAAGTTTAAGGCTTGTAATGATTTTCCATGATCAAGTTCAAGAATTTGACTATAGGCTAAATTAATCTCAGGGGACTTGTAACTAGAAACGGCAGCATTACTGACCGCAACATCATCTACGCCTACAGGATCGGGTTCGCTGTTGGTCATAATCAATGGGGTGGTGGCTGCGATACTACATGCTTGTAAATGTGCTTCTAGATATTGATTTAATCGTGATACTGTATTCAGTACAGAAGTAGTCCACGGCAAGGAACGCACGGCCCCTGGAATTTCCATATCATAGATATGTAAAATTTCTTCTGCGGGGATACGCTCACGAATGCGGGGAATCTGTGTAATATCACTGGGTAATCTATTCCATACATGATATGCAATTGGACGACCACGATTATTAAATTCAACACCCATGATAATAACACGATCCTTTTCACCTAATACCGTATTATAAGTTACATCTAGCAATGATGGGTCAAGTACTTGTAAAGCAAATCCAAATTTATTCACGGTTTTGCCCGTAACAAATCGAATTAATGCTTCTCCATCTCGGGAAATTGTACGAACGACCAATTGTTCTACTTCATTGAATGATAGTTGTTGGTCATAGGTTGCTTCTTGCGACCATTGTTCCCATGCACGACGAATGTTTAGATTGGTTCGTTCGGCTAACTTACCAGAGGGGCCAAGGATACTTGGTTCTAATTTTAAACCATCCTGTCCAACAACGAATACGGAAATCACCTCCTGATATCGTTGCAAATAGGGGTCAATTTGTGTTAAGTGACGCGATAAGTCACGCGTCCGTTCTAAGTTGTTAAGTAGATCTTGATTGACTGACGAAAATATTCCACGATTAAATGCAAAATTAATTGATGGTGCAGGAAGTCGTGATTTTTCCAATCGTGTTTGTTGTGGTGCAATACGGGTTATTGACTTTTTTTGTGGCGGTGTATTACGACCAAACAAGAAATCGGTAAACTTGCTCATATGATGATACCCAATTGTTTAATTCCTGATTTGCCTAATCGTGCATTTATAAGAGCTTTTCTCTCACGATCCCAAAATGATCGTTCAACCAATAAGTCTCGACGATTCATCATGCTAATAGAACGACCTGCTATGGAGATACTTTCTGCTGCTTCTCCTGACGATAATTGATTTAGTAATGACTTCTCAATTAATTCGATCATACGATTACAGATTGATTCTTTACTTTGCTGTAGTGCAATATTAGGTAATACGGTAATATTGCCACTTTCTGCTGTGTAGTTAATCGATCCACTGGTAACTCGTACCGCGTAGGCGTAAGTCCCACTCTTTAAGTATGCCCCTTGATTTGCAGTAATGGTGAAAAGAAATGCACCTTCTGCATGATCTGGGTTACTTGTTGTTGATGCCGAACCACTAATTGATAATAAGGATGCACCGTTTAAATAGAATAATGCATTATAATCATCGCTTGGATAATCCGTATAATGCTGTGTAAAATTGATTGTGTCACCTGCTATGAAGTTTTCAATCATATAAACCCTCTATAATATTATACATAAATAGAATACAAAACATAAAAAAGATAATTTTACCGTTTAAATACACTAAATCCAGTATTCTTTGCATTATGTAATCGCATTCCTGGTTTAAATTGTGCTGGTTCTACTGATACGGCATCTGTTGCTTCGATACTTTCCGGTTCTGGTTGTAAGTCCGACACCTTTTTTGCTAGGTCATCTAACTTACCAAATACATCGGGGCCTAATGCCAATAGGGCTGCATACGCATATACAAAACAATCGAGTGCTTCGTTACGATCACGAGTTGCTTTCCAACTACCAATACGGCGTGATCCTTTATATTCATATACTTTCTTTTCTGCGGTTAGTTGATATAAAGTTTCTTTATCCAGATATCGTTCCTGCTCATATCGTTTGGGATACGCAATAGGAAGATGAACATAATTTTCTCCAGGGTCAGGATTGTTGAATAATACAGCAATATGATCTTTTGCTGGATTTGTTCCAACACGGAAATAGAGTTGTCCACTTTCTTTATAAAACTTTGCCTGTCGTTCTAAGATGCCTGAGGTATAATTGGCGTCACCTTTGACGGCAATGATTGTTCTATTTGCATGATCAATAGTTTTTAAATCACGAACATAGCGGGCCACACGATTTGCATTAAACCCACTATCGATAGCAATAGCACGAATACCAATTCTTGCCCCATGTGCAGTCACATATCGTTCATTTAACAGAAAGTTTGTCAGATCGCCAAATACAATGTTTTTGTTTGTGTCCCCTTCAAACAATCGAAAGTCAATAAGATAACATTCATCACTCTTACCATATCCCCACACATAGGCTTCAATACGATTCTGTTGAATGTCCACCCCACAAGTTAATACACCCACCCCATTACAGATTTCAGTTTTTGTGGGAATTTCTGCATTATAAATTTCTAATCGTTCTCCCAGTTTGTTTGCACCAATATATTCTTCGATTAGTTGGAATGGCTTGGCTAATCTACTATTCATAAACACTTGTAGCTTATGACGATTCTTAGCAATGGATGTCCATTCAATTACCAATTCCTTCCAACTCATATTTACAGAATATAATGCATTAAGAAAGAATCCAGCAATATGACTATTCGGATTATGTCGTATCCATTCTCCATGTAATAACATTTGGTATTTGTGTTCTTCGGTAATACCATGTTCGCATGCACGACAAACATATTTTGGTTCGTTGGGATTATCTTTATAATTTAAATATTCCCATTCTAATATTTGTTTATGTCCACACTCGGGGCAGGGAATGTAGTAATGGCGTTGATCACTTTCTTTAAACTTCTTTTCAATAGCAGATAAATCTGTTATAGTTGGCGTCGATGCATAAATGCGTTTTGCTTTATGCTGGAATGTCGTGGTACGAATGGTCGCCAAATCAATCACATCTCCATCCTTACCAGCACTCTCGGGATATCGATCCACTTCATCGGCTAATAAGACACGAACGGTTTTACCATGGAGTCCTGTGGAGTTCTGGCCGCCTACCATTGTTAAAGTACCACCCATGTACTTCTTTGATAATAAATTGTTTCCACCATCGCGTTGCCATTTTTCATTAATCAATGCACGAAGTTCAGGGGTATCTCGTATCATGGGTTCAACATCATTTGTACTAAACTGCTTGGCAATTGTTTCTGTTGGTAATAACCAAAGAATAGGACTTGGCGCCTGATGCATAAAGTATCCTGTGGTTACCATCATCGTTACTGTTTTGCCGACACGAGCAGAAGTCATTAGTACAACATCTCTGTGTTCTTCTGCACACATGACATCTAGCATTTCTTTTTGCCACGGCATACGCTCCCATGAATACCGACCTGGTTCCGCACTGTTCTCGGGAGAGAGATAGAAATTTTTGTTTGCCCACTCAGATCCCGTTAGCTTCGGCTTCGGTTTTAAGATCTGTTGTGTGAGATTATTAATTTGTTTTTTAAACGCATCCACCGCATCATATGCATCGATGGGGATAAATTCTTCGGGAATAAGATTTACCATACTTATTCTCCTTCAATGACAGATTCGTCAAGTTCGTCGTCATCCGTTTCTATCTGATCATTTTCCGGCAGTTCTAATTCTTCATCAAAGTCCTGTAAGGTCGAGAGTTGCTCAAACAATTTGTCCAGTTGCTTTGCTAACATCTTCTGGGCATCTTCGACAGTTTTGATACCGACCACATAGGGAGCCCATGTACTATCGACTGAGATTAAAACATTTCGTATTTGACCTAATCGAGCAGACATTAACTTCTCGGCTTTGTCCACTTGCATTGTAATACCCATTTCTTTTAATGCTGCATTCTTTGCACGAACCATCTTCCAATATTGCAAACTTTCTTCGCTGCGTTCGTTTGGTGTTGACGATTGTGCTTTCTTTAATAAATGCTCTACTGATATTTCAATAAATTTTTGAACACAATCAGGCAGATTATATTTGCCTCGTGCCACGGTTGTAAATATTCCTTGATTGGCCAAGGCACTAACTTTGATTGGCGTGATACCCAAGGCATCGCCTAGTTCGTTTCTACTGACAATCATAATCCATACTCAACAATATATTCCGCTAATCGAATCGCCTGCGGCGTTTCTTCTTCAATGATCTTATCATAATACATTTTACCATAGGATTTGAATACCATAGCATTCTGTGCAAACCATCCCATGTGATATCCGTTTTGCATGTATGCTACTAAGTTATTTGTACGCGGTTCGTCTAATACAAAATTATTAGTATTAAACTTGGCAATCCAATACTGTTTATGCTGACAGTTAATGTGTCCATGACCGCCTTGACCAGGATGTGCTGCTGAGAATAAGATTACATCGGCGGTATTACACAATCGACGGACAAACTCATCGGCTAAATCAGGAGGTAAATGTTCTGCTACCTCAATACACAGTGTTATATCATAATTTGTGTATTCTAAGA